ACCTTGATACAAAAACATTTTAGAAGCAATTTGAGATAGCTTTCTACTTGTAATTGTCTCATTTGTTTTCTTAGCCCGATACAAGCCAAAACAAGTATCAAGAAGTATCATAAATCCAACAAGCAAAACAAGTGGCTTAATCGGGCTAAAAAAAGCAACAATTGGAATTAATAAATTCCACTTCAAAGATAAAATCTTATTAATCATTCTTCAGTCAATTGAGCGATTGCAACTATCGTAGTTCCAATAGTAGCGATTACACCGCCTACAATTGGATTAAACTTTGCGATTATACCGCCCAATAACGTCAACGCACCTCCGTTACGTTGTACTTTTTTCCAAAATTTTGGTGTCGGAGCATTCCAACGTCTAATTAATTCAGTCATGATGTTTAATTATTTTATAAGACCTATCCTCAAATAATAAGATATGCGAACTTGCGTCTCTCCATATTTCAATAATTTTCTTCCCATCAATTATTTGACCTCTATGAAATCGAGTTTTTGCCATGCTCAAATATAATGATTATAATTCAAAATTATTTCTAATCTCTTGCGGAATACTATCACAATTATAAAATACTTCAAACATAATTGGAGTTTGTTCAATTATAAATCTATCTAAATCTGCCAATGCATCCGCTTCATTATTATATGTATTATATGTAGCTAAATAATCATCAATTTGTTGATCGCTAGGTTTTAAACATATTTGTGTTTGACCATTCTTCATAACAATAAACGAAGACGATAAAGTAAACTTTTTCATATTTTTTTTTTATTTTATAAAGTTATGTCCGAACAACCCCATTTGTGTTGCTCCCATTGACCTGTATTTGTTAACGCTGAACCCATAACTCTAGCTGATTGAATTGCTAAACCTTGAGATAATGTTGGTAAATTAGTTGTAATTGTTCCATGTGCAACTACATTAGTTTCTAAATTAATTACCTTGTATTTAACATCGGATGAATTAACTTGATTATAAATTTCGCAAGAATACATTGTAGTCATAATTGAACCAGACGTTCTATTTGCAGGAAAATCAACTCCTAAATCAATTTTTGTACAAGTTCCACTAGCATCGTTATGCATTACTTGTAAATTTGTATCAGAACCATCATTACCAATAAATATACAATTAGTTAATGTTGAAACTTGTGTTAAATTAGCACCACCTACCGCAATTTCGGTAGTAATACCAATTAAACCATGGAAGTTTTGACAAGTTGATCCAAATGCAGTATCTGCAACTTTCCATGTACTATTAAATCTAAACCCACGACCAATAAACCATTGTAAATCAGTAGAACGTATTGATGTAACTCTTCCAGTTGAAACAATTGAAGCGTAATATCTCAACCTTGTAAATACAGATGAAAAATTTGTCGATAACCAAGATGGTGCAACAGCACTTGCAGAAGCATTATTTAATGAATTTATACCTCCATAAGTATCAACAGTTGTACTATCAAAACGGAATGATCTACCTCTAAAAACTTCCAGACTTGAAATTTGTGGAATAAAACTAAGATTATTTAATTGCTTATTTTTCCATAAACCATTCTCACGAACTAAAACATCATTATCAATTGGATAACTAATTAAAACATCATGCAATTCATCAAGCTCATATCCATTTTGAATCGCATATAAAATACGACCATTTGTTGCTTGCGAACGAGTAACTGTACCAATAAAAACCGAATGTGAAGGTTGTGTTGGTGGAGTAGTTTGAACTAAACCTGGTGTATTTGACAACCATAATTTAGTTCCAATTGAATATGAATTTGTAATAGCGTTTCTAACTTCTCCACTTGTAACTACATATCCTAAACCATCGTTTGAAATAGTATCATAAACCGCACCAATTGTTTTGGATGATGTTGCTTCGGTACTTGCACTTGCTAATAATATCTCAGGATGCGTACCACTTGATGAAGTCGATTTTAAATAAACAATTGATCCTTTTACAATAGTTGATCCAGTTTTATTTATAACTTGAATCATTTCTTTATCAGCGGAATTAACTATTCCATCATCATTGGTGTCATAAACCGATTTAGTCATGTCACCTGCGCCACTACCTCCTGACGCTGGATTAAAACCCGAATTAGCTAAGTAAAACGCTTCCCATGTAGCTTGTGTATATGCAATTCCTGATTCATCCGCCAATGTAGATAATGGCAAACTTAATAAACCTATTTTTGGTGAAGCAATTGAATAAGAAAGTTCAAAACTATACAATTTTTGATTACCAATCATATTACTTCCATTTGTTGAAACGGGAGTAAAACCTTGAAAATCTGGAGTAATAAAAGTTTTTTCAGTAATTGGAACATAAGTAACTGATGATGCTAATCCTGACCATACTTGTGAAACTAGACCTGCATTCAAATATGTGAATTTAAAAGTTGATACGTTTGGTATTATTTGAGAAGTAAAATCTCCATCAAGTTCAATTGTAGTAAGCGTATATATACCAAAATCCCCAGGACTTGTATTTACAGTTAATGTACTACTTAATAGTAATTCTTCATTATCATGGTTAATATTAACTATAACATTTCCTTTTGCATCCGAACTAGGTGTAATATCTGTACCTAATTGAACAAAGAAATAATTTCCGTTTGCGTATATTTTATTCATATTTTTAGTTAAAAAAAAAGTCGTGTATAAACACGACTTTAGTTAATAATTAGAACTATTAGTCGATTAATTCATCATTTAATGGTTCAATATCTTTTTTAATTTTAGTTTTTTTAACAACTTTAATTGGTTCATCAATTTTCATTGGTTCTCCAATTTCCGTTTTTTCATCAAACTTAGGTAAGTTTTTAATATTTACAGGTTTGCTTATTTTATTAACTGGACCAACTTCAATTGGTTCTTCAAAAATTGGCAATTTCTCTAAAAATCCTTGTCTTACTAAATTTTCGGCTAACTCAGGTTTTAATTGACCTTCGTTGATGATGTCGCCTGAGTGTTTAATAACGTTCCCAGGCAACCCAACGGATAATGCTTTTACTTTATACATTATGCAACAACTTTAAGTGTGTAAATTTGATCGATTGCAACAGGCAATGCAATTGGAGCAGATTTAATGTGAACTTCATGAGACGTTTGTTTTTCGTCGATAAAGTCTTGAATTAAATATTCACCTTGTTGTGGTATTCTACCTCCTTGAATCAATTGTGGAACTGCTGCATAAACTAATTTAAAGTTTGGATTCTCAGGAAGTAAAATAACTTTTTTCTCATTAACATAAGGTACAAAGTTTCCATTTGCGTCTTCAAATACTTCATTGTACGTCCAAATTCTAACCTTGTAAGAACCTGCTGAAATCTCACCGTGCAATGAAGCACCAACTGAATTACGTACTGGAGCAGATAATGCGTCAAAAGATACGTTTGTCAAATCATTTCTTTCTTTAACAATTGTATTGTTTTGAAAATCGCTATATGCAGTAGCACCCATAATTAAATTAAAAACAGAACCTTGCGCTTTACCTTGTTGACGTAAAAAGTTACAACCAGCTTCGATGTCTTTATATGGATTTACAGTACCCGTAGCCCAATAATTTCCTGCACCTTTGTCTACCAATGAACCTGATTTACGTTTAAAGTTAATTGAAGTACCTGCATTTAAAGTAACGATACCAGTTTCCAAAACTTGTGCGCATTGGTACTCAATTGCACGTTCGATTTTGTTTCTTAATTCCATTAATTGCTCCGCTAATTCAGCCGTTAATTCAGCAAAATAAGTAGTATTACCTTGACTTAATGAAGTAATAACAACATCATACAATCTATGCTCATTAGCAGTCATGTACTCATGGTAAAATGGTGGGATAAATGCTTTTACGCTTGATGTATCAAATGTGTTTCTATTACCATTTGAAAATCTTGAAACGTCAACCGCAACACGTTCCGTACCACGTTGAACAGCAATAGAAACTTCTTTTGTCATTGAAACAACTGGAGCAAAGAAACTTCTTAAAAAACTCATTACCGCAGTTTTTTCTTTATAAACCGCAACTAATTTATTTGTAAATAATGGTGTGATGTCTTGCAATGGAATACCACCAAAAAACACGTTTGTAGCTTGTGGAACAAAAGACAATGCAATTACACCTAAAATCATTGTTAATGCAGACACGCCAAAGAACGGAGCAAGTAACAATCCTAATAATACGTTAATAGATAACTTTTTCATTTTTGTTAATTTAATTTATTGATTAAAAATTGTCAGCTTTAGTCAAGTTAGTACCTGATAATAAACGAACACCTAATGTATCTCCAGCGATACGATCTCTTAAAGTTCTTGATGATACAACAGAATCTAATGATTCACCAGAAGCAAAAACTAATTTGTCTTCAGCAACGTAACCAGCAACACAAGCAGTGCAATTAGCAAATGAAGTCGCAGGTACAAGTAAGTCTTCAGTTAAAATACCAACTGGAAATTGTGATCCATCCGTTGAATCTTTATCCAATGCTTTTAATTCACCAAAAGTTCCACCAGAAGTTGAAATACGTCCTAATAACGTACCAGCAAGTAAAGTAACATCTGCTTCAGTAGCATTTGAAATTTTACCAGAAATAAATTCATTTTCACCTAAGAAAATTTTCGATTGATCTACATTAACATAAAGTTGGTTTGTAGTATCTAAAACAGTAGTAAATCCCATTTTATTTTATATTATTTAGTTAAACCTAATTCAGCGTCCAATTTTGCGCTTAATTCCTCCAATGCACTTGTTTCAGTTGTTGGTTTTTGATCGGTATTTTCAACAACTGGAGCAGAATTTGCTTCTAAACTAGCCAAATGTTCCGCAGAAACTTTTTTTCTAGTTAATTCAGCCATAATGTCAACAGTTAATTCTTTACCTTCTTTAATTCCAGCGGTAACTGTTACAGGGTCAATGTCGTTAAACACCATCCAAGCGTTTACACGAACTTTTTCGTTTGAAGCACCCAAATTCAATGCTTCCGCAAATACCTCAGGATGCTCACTTCTAAATGCTTCTAAAGTCATTTTTTTGTGATTTTTATTGTTTGTATTAATTGTTACATTTTCAATTTGCTTCATACCAAACATTTCCATATTACTTGATATTTCGGCTTTCATTTTTGGTGTAATTGTCAAAATATTGTCAACTAAACCAATTTGCTTCGCTTCTTTTGCAGTAAGAAAAACATCAATTCTACTATCCATTGAGAATATTTCATCAACTGTTTTCTTTGATATTTTTTCGAACTTAGCAATATCAACCTTGTTTACAAACGCTTCTTTTAATTTTGCGTTTACATTTTGTAATTGAGTTTTTTCGGATTCAGCAAAATAAGACGATTCTTCATACCAACTAGGAAATGCAGCACGATGAATCATAAATTGAGATACGTCCAAAGCATTCACTTCGTCCGCATATAAACAAAAATAAAATCCAGCAGAAAATGCTTTACCATCAACTTGAACCTTTTTTGCTTTTTCAAATTCCGAAAATTTAGCTGCCATTCCCCATGCATACATTGGTTCACCACCACCTGTATTTACACGAACTAACAAATTGTCGTCAACTTCATTAATAGCATTAATAAAGTTAGCCGAACTTTCTGAATCTATACCTCCGTATAATAAAACTTCATTCATGTGACAATAATAAACATTAATTTAATTACTAATTATTATATTTGTACCTTAAAAAAGAACAAATGGATAATTACATAAGGATTTACCGATTGAATGATGAAATAAGCAAAAAAATAACCGAACATGCTTATCGAACAAGACAAAAAAAATCTGAATTAATGGTAAAACAAATTCAAAAGATTTTAGATAAATATTCTCATCAAGAAAAAAATATACTTAAAAAAATGGATATACGTTCGGATATTAAAATATATAACGTACCAAAACAAGTTGAGCGTGAATTAAACACGCTCACTTATAATTTAGGTTTATCAAACGGACAATTCTTACGAATGCATGAAAATGATTTATTGGATGGGATTGATTGATTTTGTTTGATCTACTAATCCTAATTGAATTGATTTTTTCAACTCTTCCGAAAATTGCTCCATATTTGAATCGCTATTTCCACTAAATAAAGATTCCGTTGCTTGTTCAACTGTCGTCAATGGAATATTAGCTCCTAAGATTCCTAGTTTTTCACGTTCGGCTTTTACCTCCTTCAATGGATCAATATGTGGGAACATTGCACCCGTAAATCTACATGAAGTTAATGCTTCTAAAACAATCCAATTTCCATTTAAAAAACTTTCTAAATATCCTGGAATATTAATTCTATTATTCAATACTTCAACGTGTAACCAAATTGCAAAAATAGGATTGTAAAATTGTTCTTGCCAATCGGAACGTTCAACATCCATTGTATGTTCCCAATCTTTTGTAGCAGTTCTAGAAGCACTAAATGAATCGTTATAAACCGAAAAAGCAACGTTTGGTGGAATACCAATACTAGAGCATATTATTTCCGCATTCGTTCCGTAGAAGTCTTTAAAATATAATTCGTTTTTAGATTCTAATTGCTTTAAAGTAGAACCTTGTGTTAAATTATACGTTTCTTTATTAGAAGTTGCTGCTATTGTTCTTGCTAATGCTTCTCCATTTGAATCTTTTGGAATATCCGAATTTTCATCCGATAAATTAGCATCAAATAATGAAGCCATTTGAGACGACAAAGGACTTTCCCCATTACTAAATTGATTATGCTCAATAAAGAATGCTATTTTTTGACGTTCTTCAGCACTACCAACGGCAGCTTCTTTGTAACGTTCAATCTTTTTTAATGTTTCTAATGAAGTTGCAATTGCAGGAATACCACGAACGTTTGCAAGTCGATATTTGTTACCATATACCATAAATGCCATACGTAAACCTGTTTTTTCATCGTATGCAGTTACACGTTCCCAATTTAAATTATCTTTTTGAATATGGTATGCAACATGAGTTCCTTTTTCATCAATTTCAATTCCATTTTTTATTTTATTATTAAATGAATTTTCATTGAATGGAGTAGAAACTTGTTCACCATCAATTAATTGAAATGTTACGCTTTTTAATTTTTTATTATATCTAGCAATAACTAAAACGTCACCACCAACACGAGCATTTTTGAATGCTTCTTTTGAAAGTTCATTTAATGAAATTTCACCCGAATAACTTGATTTTTTTGATTTAGAATAAACAGAAAATCTAGATTCAATAATTCTATTGTATGATTCATCAATAGTAATTCCTTCCGCTTGTAAAACTTCTTTTTGTGGTGTACATTGTAATTTTAAACCCGATCCAATAATCCAATTTGTATATTTATTAAAAATTGTTTTAGACAAATCATTTTCTAATAATGATTGCCATGATCTTAATCGAAGTTTGTTATAATCTAATTCATATTTAATTACTGGACCAAGTTCACCTAAACTTTTTTCTCCATCAAATGAAACGGAATAAGCATTTCCCCAACGACCAAAAGTAGAAGCACTAATACTTTGTTTTGGTTGTTTTTTATTAATTATAGGTTTTTTTGAACCTATTTCAAATC